GTCGTGCCCCCTTCGGTCTACCGGTGGATCCCCTCCACCTAGTTCCGTCGAGTTCCCTTACAGGGCACCCCATTACAGGGCCGCATTGCTGCGAGAAGGGTGGTGTAACCTTCCTTTTCTAACCTTACGGTAAGAACTAATGTCCCACGTGGGCGACACGGTTCGCTATCCTTTAATAAACTAAGTGCCAGGATGGAGAGAAACGAGATTGCTCTCCAGATCTCCCTCCCAAACCTCGTAAGGTAAGGGAACGCCCCAAGGGGAAGGATTTTCGAAGGAGTTAGGAGTTCCCTCTATGACGACTGCCCATCCGAAGAAGGGAGCGGTACCAACCGCCATCTACCTTATGTCTCCCACCAGTTCTCTTAGTGGCTGTACAACCACTTGCAGCTGCGTCATCATCCCTTCGATAGTTCAAACGAGACTTCCCGCCTCTCCCCCGTACCACGGGAGGAGTGCCTCTGTACGAAGCCAATGGACGGTGTCAAGTCGAGACGTTGATCCCCTTCCGGGGGGTATATGAGTTCGAGCTTCATCCCAAATCTGCTGACAGAGATACTGGTCGGCTGCCCCTCATAAGAAAACCGAATGTGCTGAGACCCCTTTAAACCTCCCGTTCGGAAAGCCGGATCTTGCCGAGATAGAGGTAGGATCTGGACGCCCTGTCGAGCCAAGGCCCAACGAACGCCACCTGACACTCGATTGAGATAGTACGGCTGGTCTGACGTACTAAAGATGGAGCGAGGGCTAAGAGGAAGACTCCTTCGGATAGAGCCCCGTCGACGCAAGGACGCCACAACACCTAAGTCTTGTGAGCCCCTCCACGACGGGAAAGGCACGGTTCTCTTACCGAGAGTTCCGCGAAGAGATTGGAGTGTTCTCTCCACCTCCGGATCAGGGGTTTCCCCATTCACCAGCGGACCGCCGGCCAAGTTTTCACAAGACCGACGGACAAATCTTTCCGCTTCACGGACAGTCTTCGACGAACTGAGGAAGTTAAACTTCTCTTCACGGCAGGTCCGTGCATACCTGAAGACCCAATCAGGCTGCTGCCACCGTTCAAAGTCCGCCAACCGGGGGAACCTGCCCCCCAATCCTCCCAATCGCTTGGGAAGAAACAATGGTCTCTTAGTCCTCGAGAGAACATTCCGATGTGCTTTCACAAAAGTTCCAGCAGATGCTAGTGGGTCACGAGTTCCACGAAGGAACTGTGATGCGAGGTCCCCTATGGCATCAATCGGAGGTTGTTCTCCAAGCCAAGCCGAAGACCGGCTTTGGCCCGAAGGTGACAATAGTCCGCCGTTGAAAACGACGACATGCTCGAACTTTCCGTTAGCAAAGCGGAAGATCTGGCTGTTAATGACTGCCACCGTCGGGTGCAGGTAGGATTTTCCCACACTTAAACTCCATCCGACTTGTTTAACCAAGTCACTCCAGTTTCCATACTCCTCAGCATCCGCTAGAGAGAGTATATCATCACCGTTGATAAGTACCGGCAATGTCTTCAGAAAGTTTGGCTTCCGAAGTTGTTTTAGGAAACTGTTCCAAGACAAACTGTTGTTGGCGTACCGCGATTTATAGTGTGCAAGCACCCATACGCAGAAATTAAAGACACAGAGGACCGGGAAAGATAAGAGAGAGCCCATCAGCTGGCCCCTCACTTGCCTTCGGACATGGCCTTCGTATTGGATCCAATTCTCAGTCAGGGAGTCTAGTGCCTCCTGATAGAACCTGTGGAATGGAGCACGGTCCTTTGCTGTTTGGGGGTAGCAAGCCCCCAACATCGCCTTGAGAATTGTTCGGCTAATGACCGACTCGACATTGTCGGTCGCCGAAGAAAAGTCGCCAGAATTCAGGCAGAGCCCTTTACCCCTAGTCTGGTTCAACTTAGATCCAAAACGCGAGTCCAGATGATGGGACTGGACCCACTCGCCTGTCAGAACAAAAGGCGCCAACTGCCGAAGGCGCTTATGTAAGGATTGTTGGAACGGCTTCAACAAACCCTTTTCCACATGAGTAGAGGTAACAACCCTCGCCTTAAGTGGATCTGACACAACAGTTGCCTTTACAACGTCTGTCGCTGGGTTACGCCCGGACTCCCGTAGTCCGGAGCGCAAAGGGACGCGAAGTGGGTTTCGATAGCGCGGGTCTCCCCGAACCTCTACTTCTCCACCCCACGGACCCTCGATCCAGTCCGCCAAGTCTGAATCGAGAGGCGATATCCGAGCACCAAGGGAGAGCAGCTCTCCCCGGGCACCACCCCTCTGCCGAGGGGTACTTACAGTAGACGAAGTAGCCATCACCAAGCCCTCCCATGTGGCGGGACAGGAACCTGGCGGAAACAAAACCTCCGTAATCTGCCGAATCTTCTCGAGTAAACTCGAGTCGATTGTCCGAATATCACCCTCAGAGGTGAGCGCATCTGCGTGTTTGCTCATGCTCTCCTGTACAAGAGAGCCTCTGAGATCTGGCATAGCCTTTTTCAAAGCCAATACCCCCCCTGCCCACCAAAGAGCCTCCCGGTCCGAGGATCGGTACAAACGGTTCTTTAAGTAGCGGCCCCAGCGGCCTGGGAAGAGGAAGAGGAACCTCTTCTCCCTGTCCCACGTGAACTGGTCCGACAAAACACCGATAGAGACAGGTGGTAAATCTGCCCCTAGAACCACCGCCATCGGAATGGCAGTTAGCTCCTTAACCAGGCGAACGAGATCCTCATAGGAAAACCTCGATAACCTGGCCCTCAGGACCGACGCAGGAGTAATCAACTCCGGGTCGGTGTAATCCTGAGGTTCAATCCGGTACTTGCCGGCCTGGAGAAGTCTCTCGATCGAGCAAACCAACGCCTCGATCAGTTCAAGAGAGAACTTCTCCGCAAGGTCGCGCTTACCCCTACGCGTTAGGGGGCCGAAATTGAGATTTGAATCGTCTTTTAAGGCGCACATTGTAAGTTTTTAC